TCAAAACTGCGCCAATGCCGCCTCAAGAGATATCGCAGCATCAGTGCTGTTGATAAAGTGCGTCACCCGCCTCATAACCTCAGCCTCTTCAGCTGCATCACCTTCGATCGCTTCGCCGTCATCCGTGATTAACGCTTTCCCCCTAAGCTTCGCAAACTGCGTCCGACCTCCGGACAGAATCAACAGCGCATCACCCTGCTGTGGGCGCGTGACCGGGACGATGATCGCATAACCCGCCGACGTCTCGAGGATGCGACTGTCGGGAGTCATGCAGACACTGGCTGGCGTAACCCGCTGCTCTATATAGTCGGTAGATGGTGAAGGAAAGCCCATGTTTACGCCCTCTCTTGAATGCTGGATAAAAACACAGTATAAATACTGTATACCCATCCAGTAAAGGAGCAATGAGCAATGTTCGTGGAACTCGTTTATGACAAAAGGAATTTTGATGGTCTGCCCGGTGCAAAAGATATCATTCTGGGCGAGTTGACCAGGAGGGTTCACCGTATCTTCCCTGATGCTGATGTGAGGGTGAAACCTATGATGACGTTGCCGGCGATCAATACTGACGCCAGCAAGCATGAGAAGGAGCAGATTAGCCGTGTGGTTCAGGAAATGTTTGAAGAAGCAGAGTTCTGGCTTGTTGCTGAATGAGTGATTCCCCCTATACTTGCGCCAGCGCCACGGCATGAACACCTGGCCTACAGCTGTGGGTCGTGGCGTAAAATCACGGCCCACAGCAACTATCTAGCATCCAGCGGGAAACTTCTTATACAGCGTGGACATGCCAACATTATACCTGCTGGCAATAATCTGTCTGGATTCTCCGGCAGCTATCAGTTCACCAATTTCCTTCCACTGATCGTCAGTAAACTTTGGTCTTCTGCCACCAACACGACCTTTTGCCCTGGCAACAGCTAAACCCGCCAAAGTGCGCTCACTATTAAGGTCGGATTCGTATTGTGCCGCAGAGAGGATGTTGCGAAAGTTATAGCGACCACTGGCTGTTTTGAGATCAACACCATCGGTAATACTTCGGAAGTTAATGCCCTTCTCCTGTAGTTGCTGAAACATCAGCAGCGCATGTAAAACGTTACGCCCAATCCTGTCCAGCTTCCAGACCACCAACTCATCTCCCGTATGCATCGCCGTAATTAGGCGCTTCAGTACGGGGCGGTTTGATTTTCTACCGCTGGCATGCTCTTCCATTATGTGTTCGCACCCTGCTGATTCGAGCGCGATTCGCTGAAGTTCGGTGTCCTGGTGGTTTGTTGATACTCGGGCATAGCCGTAAATCATGGGTATTTCTCCTGTTGTGAAAACAGGAGAAACGGCGAGAGATCGCCAGATACTTGAGGGTTTTAAAAAGGTTGGTCTGGGAGAATTGGCTCTGGCAGGGACGATCACCGGCGTTTTTGATACCAATGGCTACCTGAAAATCCCTGTAATTATTGGCGGTGCTAAGCGAGCTCTGATGGTCCAGTGGGGCAACGCTGGAAACGCAGCGTCAGCAACCACAGAAACGTTTTATCCAGTCCCGTTCCCGAACAAGGTTTTTCAGGTAATAACTTGCGGGTTTCAGGTCGGTGGTAATCAGCAGGCGTATGTGACAGTTAACAGTTCGAACCCTTTGAACAGATTTGCGTGGAACGGCTTTTACGCCAATGGCGGACAAGCGCCAATCCTCAGCACCGTTGCCAATCAGGTTGGTTGCCAATACATCGTTATCGGGTGGTAAGGAGAAAATATGTTTCAGTATTCACCATCTACAAATTCGTTTTATCCGGATGATTTGCTTTCTGTATATGAAGATGCAGGGACTCTGCCCAATGATTTAGTACCAGTTGATGAGGATGTATTCCGTGAGTTCACCGCCACGCCTGAACCGGGCAAAATTAGAGTTGCAGGCAGTGACGGCCTGCCTGCATGGGGTGATATCCCGCCGCCTACCCATGAAGAATTGATCGTCATTGCCGAACAGGTAGGCCAACAACTACTGACCCATGCTGACGCGGTAATGCTCGACTGGCGAACGGAACTGATGCTGGGTGAAATCAGCGACGCCAACAGAGCGAAACTGTCGGCATGGCTGGCTTATAAAAACGATGTGAAGGCGGTTGATGTGGCAACTGACCCGGAGCGTGTTAACTGGCCTGTTCCCCCGGAGGTGTAGGCCAGTTGATGTCTGGTGCGGTGCTGGTATCTATTGCTGTCACCGCATCGATATAGTCCATCCAGGCGTTAAGGCTTGCGGATTCAGCATCCGTAAGCTTGCGCCCCATCAGTAGCTTTGTCTGCCAGACAGTAATTGTCGTTTGGGCAACGGCTAAACGGTGGGTTTTCTCCGCTTCAGCTGTTGCTATGAGCTGCTCTTGGGTTGGTGCTGGCGGATCAGCCAGAGTTGGTGCGCCATTTTCATCCGGTACGATACACTTCCCCTGCGCTTGACCAGCAAATAAATACTCATACTTTTCATTTGAAACTTCCAGAGCATCATCAGGCCAACCGCTTGGTGAATGTTCAAATTGCTCTCTATTAGATTCGGCGTAGAAACCGCCTGTTGTAGCGCTGTAGTAATAGGTTTCGGTCATAATTAGTATCCAAATGCGATGAATTTACCAGTTCGCGGTGAACTGTCTCCGTTGCCTTTCGATATTGTCACTGTGGTCGTAGTCATGCCCAAAACACCGATTTGGTCACTGGCGCTGATTTCAGGAATAGGTACAACAATAAGGCACTTGCGTGTAAATGCCTGGACAAAAGCAACCTGCGTGCTAGTCCCTGCTTCGGCAGGGAGTGACCAAGTGCCTATGCGGACTTGCAACATGTCTTTTACGTTGTACCAAAGTCCCACTCCATCCGCCGAAAACGTCGCGCCGGGGTTAGCATCGCTGTAAACGCGGTTACTCCCGTCATACAGCGAGCCGGCCGTGGTTCTTACGCTACCGCCGGTAATATTTACGTTGTCGGCATTCTGTTTTGCCAGATTTCCCAAACCAAGGTTTGTGAGAGCCGTAGAAATCGCCGCTGCACCATCTGATTTGATATCGGCAAATGGGTTTGCACGGCTCAGTGTGAGTTTTTGAATGGCTTTTAAAACCTGAGTCATATCGTTAATGTCGAGCGCCAATCCTGCTGACTCTACGATATGCGCTAACTCTTCCTGCATGGCGTTAAACGCTGCTGCCCGCAGCCTCGTTGCGGCAATACCACCAGCAACACTTCCATCAGTATATTTGCCATCCTGCGTTGCAGTGGCTTCGACTTGCCCGATTCGGAGCATAGTTAATCCTCACTTAGTGTTAAGCGATAAAATCAGAGGGGGAAATATCAGTTATGAATAATTGAAAATGATGTTCAGATGGGATGGGGCAATTTTGTTGATTGAACACTCCAGTTGTTTATTGCCCCACGATGCGAGCGGATCTCCGCAGTAGGACGCGCCAGCAAGCGAATACTTGATCGTTGTTTGTGGCGCATTTATCCGCCAGGTAAATGGCCACTCGTCACCGTTAAGCGCATCACCGCATACTGACATGCCACTCATAGCGGGCCGGAACTGTGTGATAGTGATGGTATAACCAAGAGCTGCAGCCACCCGGATGTAATAATCGCGGTTCAGGCCGCCGGTGCTGATTAACTTTGCCACCACGGCGCGCTGGCGATCGCTGACGCCACCGGATTCACCAATCGCACAATCATCTGGTAACCCCAGAGAGCTTTCCCATTCTGACAACATTACCGTCGCTGTAGGGGGAAAAGCACCAGTAATCAGGCTTTGCGCATCGTTGTCAGAACGCTGAAACGCGCTGCCCAGTGCCCGTAATACCGCAGCCTGTACCGTTTTTTGCGATCTGGGCCACGCCCTGCCCGTCGGCAGCAACGCGCCAAGCGCACCGGCATAATCATTTTTTGAAAAGAGGCTCATACAAAATTCACCCCGCCAAGCACCGGAATTTCGCCAACAGCAAAGGTGATATTGGCCATCGGAGAGTTAAGGATATAGCCCGTCGTGCCACTAACACCGCCGATACTCCCGTTAATATCAGAGAGGTAAACTTTCCCGGAACCATCAGGGTTAGCCTCATCAAAAAACAGCGCCGTCAGCGCGTCTTTTATACCCTGAACTGTGGTGCTGTCGGCATTTTTGATACCAGAGATTTCAATATTGATGACTTTCTTGATCGGGGAACATACGAAAACAATGGCAGTGTCTGTCTGCTGCGGATAGATGTGGTCGGCGACAGCGAGCTGGTCTCCGGTGGCTTTAACAGCCCCCCAGTCCTCAAGTTGGGATATTCCATCGGTACCGACCGGAAACCCACCATTGTCATTCCGATCACACATGATATACACGCCAACGGTCCCGGCCCCGTTCAGACGCCGCTTTACCCACGCGCGGGTGACGCCCGAAACCTCAAGCGCCCATTTTTTATAATCGGCGTCGCTTCCACCCTGAGGCGGATTCTGCCATGCCAGCAAGCCACGACTGCGAAAGTCCTCTTCCGTTTCAATATCGGCTCCGCCGGTCGCAGCGGACAGTAACGTTACCTGTGGATCCACGCCAGCAATATTCGCGTCCAGGGTCATTATGGTCCCGGCATCAGCGTTACCGCGCGCGCCTCCACCCGTTACATCACTGGTAATATCCGGCAGGATGGCCGTCACCGCGACGATACCAAATCCATCTGCCTGAATTTTAAGATCTGCATCCGTCCGGTACTGGTATCCGTCCCCGCGGTTAATGATCGAGCCAACAGGGATAATACTGTCAACACTGCCACTAGCCTGTACCGCAGGCGACTTCGCCGCTGCAGCTGGTTTTCTGAATACCTGCTTAAGGGCCATCCACCCGGCGAGATACTCATCGGTAGAGGTAAACGGGTTTGTCTGCAGGGCAATATAGTCAAGGTAGGCGTAATGCAGATGCCCCATCCCCGCATCCATGTCAGCCAGTACCTTCAGGTTCGCGAAGCGCAGGAGCGCACCAACATCCTCAAGCTCCGCCTGCATAAATTTCCGGTTTCCGTCGCGGAGTTCGCTCAGCGTCGGTCGTTTAAACGGCATATTAACGTTGCTCCCATATCCAGTAAAACCTGAATTCCTGCCAGTCCTTCCCCGGTGCCTGATAGCGGATAATGAGATTGAGCCGGTCAGGCAGGACGATCCTTGCAACAGGAATAACCTCGCTGACAACGCCATCAACCTTTAACCAGTTGAGCGCTTCACTCGAGTATTCCTCCGCTTTTTTTGCTACATCCTGGGTCAGTTTTTTCCGCCGTAGCAGCCAAAGCCGGGATCCCAGTTGGGATTCCTCCCCGGAATCCCCCCACCAGCCGCGGCGATCGCTATCCTCATAATCATCGTCAGCGCGCGCCAGCCTGTCGGTAAACAGGCTGTCCAGTATTGCAGTCTGTAAATCGTTCCCCGTGGTGAGTTCACCCAGCCCTTTCTGCCAGTCAGCAAACATCTCATCCACATTCCAGAATGAAGCGATGTCACTCATGTCACCTGATCCTCTGTTTTTTGGCTGAGGATATTGTCATTGCCACTCTGGGCATTTTTAACCACATGATCATGGTCATTATGTGCATCCCGCAGCTCTTTCAGTGTTCGGGTATTGGTTTCACAGTTATCAACAATGTCACCCGTGCACCTCAGGATCGGGGTATTTGCAAGGATCCCCTGGCTGGCATTGATGGTCACGTTAGTGGCGTTATTGACCTCAACATTCTGGCCCTTTGCATCCAGGAAGATCCCCTTCTCCGTCAGGAGAATATTAAGGCCCCACTGGTTATACATGACCGTTTCGCCCGCTTTCAGGCCTGTATGACGGAACCCCTGATGGTTGGACGCAATTACCACCGCGCTGGAACGATCACCGCCAATAAAAGCCAGAACCACGTCAGTCCCTGACGGCAGGCCGGATGAAAAACCAAATTCAGCCATCCGCGGTGCGCTGGCCACCTCCAGCGGAGTCTGGTACTGGATTGACTGCACCACCCCACCATCTTTCATAGCCGTGATCCGGCCAATCCCCAGCATGCCGGCGATCCTAGTCGCTGCATGTTTAAATAGTTGCTTCATGTATTGAATCCCGCCAGGTTCTGGTAGAAGGCATATGGCTGAACGGCGAATGCTTCAGGCGGCATCAGCGTCATGCGTGCATGGGTGCCGTAGTCATCGCGCATATAGGTGACTTCTGCCAGTAGCAATTCAGTCTCCGGCAACCGTAAGGTGGGAAGATCAACGGGGATCAATGTGTTTGGTTCCCACAGTTTCCCGTCTTTATCCCGCCAGGAATCGATGGTTACCGAGAGCTGTTTTGAACGTCCGTACCGCCGGTTCATTTCCCAGTCGATCGCACTTTGTGCCTGTTGAGTAGCCATCAGGGTACTTTCCACAATCGATATATGTTTTCGGTACCGCATACGGGCGGCCTCCGGATCTCTCGCCGTTGCCAGAGTCACAGCGTCATAGGCCGTATCAGGCGAATACCCTGCAATTGGAGAAACGCTCATTGATACACCGACATAATCTGAAAACCTGTCAGCCATCGATTTGCGGTAGTATGCCTGCTCGACATTTACCCCTTCGGCTATCCCACTCGCCGCACGACGTGTTCCCACCCGGGTCAGTAACAGGTTTCCATCGGGCTGATCGTAGTAAAGCAGAGCAGACCATCTGGCCACCCGATCGATGACTTCTTGCGGAGACTCACCCCAGTTCAGAGTGAACTGGGGTACCTTCACAAGTTCATCAACATCCGTGGTTACGGTGATGCCGTAGTAGGATGCCAGGCGAGAAGCAATTTCAAGCGCATTACTGGCATTAATGACGTTGTTAGGCCACTCAGCTGAGCAATCCACCAGGTCCTGACATTTGCTCCTGCCCGTGGCGCGGACCTCATGGCGGGAGCGCGATAGTGCGGGTTCCCAGTCATCAACATATCCCGTCAGTGTCAGATCATCTCCGATACGAACTTCACAAGACATTCCCTCTTCAACGAGTTGACGATCTTCGTTGCCAGGGAAGTAATCCATTAGCCCAAGATCGAAATCAGAGGGAAAACGCTCAATACCCCGCGTTACCCGGACAGAATCCCACCCCTCGATGATTTTGCCGTCGACCGTCAAAGAAACAACATCCAGATCGCTGTCTGCATTCATTGCCTCAGTACCTTCATGGTTGTCGGCATAAACGCCGGATGCGCTACGCGCGCTTCCTGTACCAGTTCATCTGCACGGGTGGCATCCTGGTATAATCGGTTTGCCAGCGTCAGCGCCGGAAGCGGCTGAGCGGTAGTAACCTGCAGAAGCTCGCTCAGACCAGAAGCACGCTCACTCATCGTAGAAAGGAATGCCGATCTGACGGCGAGAAGCGCGTTATACATATCATCGTCCGCGCGGTCTCCAGCCAGAACCAGCGCCGTATCAAGTTGCACAGAAACTCGTTGAGTTAACTCTTCTGCCTCGTCTGTACTGGCTGGTCTGGAGTCCGCAGCGGCACTGGTCATGGCACCAGTACATAGCACAACAATCAGCGTGTTCATGGTCGCCGAAATCGCTTTGCTGCTGTCGGACTGCTGGTACTCCGTGCTGATTGAATTAGCTAGTTTTTCCAGCGCTGTGATTCGGTCATTAACGCTGCCGGCGCTGTTAAGAATTGCGTTTACCACGTCGGCGACGCCCTGGACAAACTCATCAGGTGTGTTGGAGCTGCTAAGCTGGCTCGACCTGTCGGTAACATTTTTCCGGTCCATTACCGACTGGGCTGTTACCTTGTCAGCCAGTGCTCTCTCATCATCCACATCAGCAACTGACGATTTGCCAGCAACAGCAGAGGAACTACCGCCCACAGAGCCTTTACTGTAACGTCCGTACCGGGTATTCCCGAACGTGGAGTTCAGGACATTGCTGAGATTCGTGACCTGACTGATGGTGCTGTCAACCATGTTAGTCCAGAACGTGACCGTGCCTCTGATGGTGTTTATAGCCTGTGTGACACCGCGGATTTCACTCTTAACCCTGGCAATCGTGCTCAGCACAGCAGTGCTGACCAGTTTCAGATAGTTGGTTTTCACCGTGGCGCCTGCAACGGTACTGCCCGTGACGGCAAACACTTTAAGCCCTGATTCAATTGCCATCAGAGTAAATTCAAATACTCGCCCGTTCTCCATCGACCCGGAAATACGCAAACCATTCTCAGGGATGGAAACCGTTAATTCTCCCAGTGTAGGATGGACAAGCGTACCGCTTCCTTTTTTTTCACAGGCAGCAATGAGCGACTGACGTTGAGTGATAACATCACCACCACCGTAAACCTGACTGTTCTGGATGATAAATCCGCGGAGAACAAAGCGCCGGGTTCCCCGACCAAGATCCTCTATCCAGGCCGTATCCCGATAAGGGTATTCATGTACAGCCTGACGTCTGCCGTGGCTACCTTCTTCCATCACCATGGCGAAAGGCACACCACGAAAGGAACTGGATCGTATTAATCCCCGCCAGTCATCGTTGTCACCGCCCCCCATCAGTGCAGTTATTGCATTCTGGATAATTGGCATCAGGTCTCCTGAAATAAAAAAAACCGCCACCTGGCGGTTACCGTATATACAATGACAGTTGAAAATGATCAGTAAGACATGGGTAACGTTATTCTTCCGCCATCTTCGGCGCTGTATTCCCTTCGCCCTCCCTTCCCGTCGATCATGGTGATCTCAAGTTTCAATTTTTGCTCAGCCATCGCACTCATGAAGGAGCGCGTAATATTATCGGTAAGGGTCTTATCTGGTCCCGAACGCTGCAACTCTGGCTGAATGATGGATTCCCGATTTCTGTTCTGCGAGCCTGAGAGAATATCAGTTTCATCACTCGGGTTACTAAGAGTGCTGGAGTCACGATTTCCAGTTTGCGAACCTGAGATAATATCATATCGCTGTTGAGCCAGCACATCCGGATTTCTCTTCCCTGACCACCGATCATCAGTAATGGCGGTCTGGATGGCGTTTAGCAGTTGTTCCTCAGTATAAGGTTGTGCGCCATTCTCATGTTTAATCATGGCTGCCATTATCGTTTTTAATGTTTCCGGATCGTGCAGATTTACTTGCTCTTTGGCTCCATATCCAGTGGCTTTTGAGACGGAGTCAATATATGCACGAGTATTATTCTCTGATTGCGGAGCATAGGTATGAATAATCCCATCCAGAGTATTATTCCCCCTGTCACCATACAACATCAGCTGTCTCGCCATTGCAGTTCTTCCGTCGGCATCATTCGCAAAGGTAGAAAATCCGCCATTTTTACCCGTTGCGTTTGCTGCAACCCTCAAATTACCGGGATTATTATTTCTGAAGCCAATTGCGTTATTCCTTGTTTCCCCGTAAGGAACATTGCCGCGTGCAACGTTGGATTGTGGCTGGCTGATAGCGGATAAGTCATTCTGCAATTGAATCGCAGAATCGGTCGCGCGGTAATTCGCATCGTACCGCTTTCTTACAGCATCAGTCATGAAACCCGCGTCAACCTGCCCACGTTCACTGCGGGGTAAGCTGTTATAAAGTTCCTTATCGTTCTGAATGCGCCGTAGTTTCTCAGCATCATTGCTGTTGATAAAACCGAGAGCATGAGACAGCCCAGTAAAATCACCATTAGTGAACAGATCGGTAACACCTTCAAGGCCGTCTTTGACTGAACCATCCGAAAGAATGGTCTTAAGTGCCTTGTTTTTTGAACGTTGCCACAGACCATCCCAGGATGCGCTGAGCTCATTCATAGTGCCGTTCACTTCACTCAATTGCTGATTTAGTGCCGGATCCACAGTCAGACCAAACTCATCAGATTTAGCCAGCAGCGTTTTCATGCGCTCACCTTCACGCATTAACGCCAACATTTCTGGCGTCAGCCCAAGAGCATCCGCTACGGACTTTTGTTGCTCAGGCCGCAACGAAGGGAAGACACGAGCAATCTCCTGTAATGTTTTTAGCGTATCAACAGAACCATCATTATTTTTCTGTATCTGAACACCGATCTGTGCGAGCGCACCAAGTACCTGCCCATTCGCGCCACTGGCGGCTTCTTTCAGCGTTTTCGCCATACCATCGATAGAAGCATTGGCACTTTCACTATCAGCGCCAAGGATGCGCATCGCTCCAGCAAGACGGGAAAAATCGTCTACACGCATACCGGCATTCTTTGATGAAACGTCCAGGTTATACGCTTCCCTGGACGCTTCGCGAAAACCGTAGGCCACCTGTTTAAGCCCGTACCCTGCAGCACCAGCAATACCGAGTGAACCCAACTTACCAGATAGCTCCCCAACCATTTTCAAGGGAGGAACCATATCCCCGATAAGCTGCACGTTGTCCCTGGCCGTTTTAGACAGATTTTCAAAACGTGAAATAAAGCCATTCAGCCCATCAACTGTTTCCTGCCCACCTAACTGAAGCCCTTCTTTCGTTCTATCGAGTTTAGGTTCAAGCCCACGGATAGCTTCATTGATACGGTCAATAACATCACTGACCTGATCATTTGCCACCAGCTCAAAATCAAAGACATTACTCATCGTCTTCAGGTTTCCTGAGTTTGTTGATCCGGGATGCCTGGGCTATCCACCATTTCAATCGGGCGCGGGTCATTCCCCACGCCCTATCTTCTGTCCATCGAAAGTAAAACGTGACGTCAGCGGCTGCTTCTTGCCAGGCTGTTAGGGCTTCCAGGTCAAAAAACTGAGCAGATACTCCTCACACTTACGGAAGTCGAGAAAATCCATCGGCTGCAGTACGCTTTCACGCGTACCGGAAACCAGCGCAATAAGCAGGCGCATCGCCGCGAGCGACGTTGACGCAGCCTGTTTCTCATAAAACTGCTCAGCCTGGCTTAGCGTGGGTGCTTTCAGCTCCAGCTGCGTATAAGTGGTCTTCTCCGCAGCATCATCCAGCGCTACGGTTAATGGAATGGTTTTAACGCGTTCAATCTCAGCCATCTTAGTTCTCCGTTACGTCGCGGCCTTCCCAGCGAACATCAAATACTGCATCTTCGCTTTCCACTTCCTGGACGTTGACCGTCCAGAGTGAACGGCCAATGATAGTTTTCCCGTTAGCCAGCTCGGCGATCACGTTGACGTTCGTCTGCTGGTTAAAGCCCTGCACATTCGTTCCGCCACTGTCACGCAGTCGGGCAGAAATGTATGGCGCCACAGGTTTTTCCTTATATCCGTGCACACCATCCATCCCTGTCAGGGTGGTACGGTTTACGGTGGCAGCCTGGTATTTAAACGAGCCCTCCACCATTACCGTCACACCGTTAACAGTGACATAGGCGGTTCCCGCCAGGCGGTTAGTAGTATCACCTGCCATCGTTTAAGCTCCTGTTGATTCAGCCCGAGTGCGGAACTGATTGAGCAGCGCGAAAATGCGCAACTGGTTCATGAGGGTTCCCGGCCACAGCACATCGACGCGGTTCGGATTTTTGGCGTTCTGCTCGACGATGATATTTTTTGCGAATGCCTCCGCATCCTGCGCATAACCGTTCCATACCAGAGTCTGGTACTCGGCAATCTGATCGGCCTTGATAATGTTTGGCGTGACGATCGCCGCGCCAGGTGCAAATCGGGTTCCATCCGCAGCAAGCTTCATACGGCCAAACTTGCTGGTCACCGCTGTGCGCAGGTAGCGGGTCACAAACATCAGGCTGAACAGCGTCTCCACTTCCAGATAACTGTCATCTGCATCGCCATAGCTGTTTTTCTGGTAGGTGGTGATCAGGTTTTCAATGCGCACCGTGCCATCGTCATCGACCGTAAATGTCGAAATGCCGCTGTACAGCAGATTGTTACGCTCGGTCAGCTCAAAGCGATCCTGCAGTTCTGGCGCAAGCACCCCCTGAACAGCGAGCGACTGTAGCGGGCGGCCGGGGTCATTACGCAGACTCACCGCAGCTGCGCCGGTGTAAGCTGCAGACCATGCCCAGGAAGGGGACGGCGATTTATTTACGCCCAGCAGGGTCTCATGCTGGTTATTGCGCAGCTCACCTTTGGTACCGAGCTGGGCGTAAGTCCCGGTGGTGGTACCAAAGGAATGGCCATAAAGCTGCTTGTCCCATGCCCAGCGACCGCCAGTGTCTGACAGGAACTCCTTCATCACATTCAACGAGGTTGTATCGTCGTAAGGGTTGATGATGAAATCGAATGTTCGATCCTGCAGGTTTGCCAGCGCGCCGGTAATATCCGGAGCCCCGACTCCGTTAGACATAGCAGTAATCGTCAGTTCCAGGCCTGCAGGTGTGGACTCGCCTCCAGGTAAGCCGAGGAAGTTCAGGCGAATGTCGATCCCATTACCCGTAGCACCAAGATTCTTCGCGGTCAGGGTTACGGTATCCGTAGTCGCACTGGCGGTTACAGGTAGCGTGGTTTTTGCGTTAATCGCCGCGGCCAGAGAGGTGGCGATCGCTGCCACCGTATCTGTTGCTACAACGGTCAACTGAATGCGCTCACCAGCAATATAAAGGGAGATCACTCCGGTTGCCGTCGGTGCGCTGCTCACTTTAATGGTGCCGGTTGCAGCCACCATGGAATCGGAGTCTTCCTCCAGCGGCAGGATCCAGACTTCGGCTGCGGTATCATTTTTCTGATACGCCGCCATCATGGCCTGCAGAATTCCCCCTTTTCCTGTCAGCTCACCGACGGTATCCGAAGAGGAAACTCGCTGCGGAATACCAGGGGGGGTTGAGCCGGTACTGAGCATCCCACCGATAAGCAGGGTGCGCTGCGTGGCAGTGGCGTTATTCGCCATTGAGTTATCAAACTCAACGAAGAAAAGCCCTACCCGCAGGTTATCGGGAACACGAGCGAAAGGTACGGTCATTCATTTTCTCCCGCTTTTTTAGGTAATGATTGTTTCTCTGGCGCGCCCTCATCCTTTTTAGAGAGGATCACGTCCCCATCGCTCAGACGGCGACGCCAGAAAATATTGTCAGGTACTTCAGCACCCTCTTTAGGCAATGGGATGCCCTTGACGGGGCAGCGAACGCTGAGCCCGTTGTTCGGCTTAACAAACATGGATTACTCCTGAAGATTGAGGCTGATACCCGGTTTAACTGTGCCGTCTGGCATGTCGACCGCAATATCCATGCCCTCAAGGGGAACCGACTGGACAGGATAAAAATCTTCCGGCCCCTGGTAATGCTCTATGTCGATCTCGAAAAGAAGCTGCCCCATATGGGCCTCTCCTTCTGAATCAACATTGATGGTTGAACGAACTTCCGCGTATTTCTGAATATTCCGCGTCAGTTCGTAGCTGTTGATCACCGCGCGCTCCACCTGCTCGCGAAGGCTTTCAAGCGCCAGCTCTGCCCGCATGGCTCCATCATCCACTGTATCGCCGTCATACTCCTGAACGCGCCCAGTGATCCTGACAGTGGTGAGGGTGGTAAAAGCAGGGGTATTACGCCCCTGTGATTTTTTCTGTTCAAAAGGCGTCTGAACCAACAACACAGGATACATATCTGGTGAAGTTGACCAGTCGCGTGGAGAGAATACGCGGTCGCCCGCGCTGGTTGTCCCGGTTAGTGCAGTGACAACCATTTGCCGTATCGCTGCTGAATTCATCGCGGTTTTACCACATTGAGGACAAGACGAGATCCGCCATGACTGTCGGGTTCGACGTTTGACACAACAAATAACTGATTGATGATGTGACCACCGACCGTCTTTATAAATACCCGGTCAGATACAGCAGGTTGCGATTTACCCAGCTTGCGAAATTCAGCATCGCGCACACCCAACATCGGGCTGGAGGTGTTAATTTCTGAATCGCCATCAAGGTTTTCAGCAACCTGCGCATAACCACGGTCAAAAATCCCGTTAATTGTAAAAGGAGTACCGTTACGTGGACGGTACTCGTGCTCATCGCCAAAGACATCATGCAGCGGACTCAGAAGATGAGAATCCCAGTCCACGCCCATGTCATTACCCTGTCGTAACTGAAACTGATGGCTGAGAAGCAAGAACTCGCTTACGAAGCACATCAACATCAGCAATAACGCCGGACTGCAGAAGACGCTCAGCATCTTTGCCGGTTACAGGGATGCGCATATTTTCGCGGTACATCTCCCCGTCATGACGAATGCAATTCCCTTTCAACACCACATACTCCTGCGATTCAGTGTCTCCGGATTTTTCGTCACCACCATCGTCATCAACAGACAATTCGGCATCATCTGTTTTGCTCAAAGGCTGTTTTTCCTGGGTGTTATCGCCAGCATTCAGGTCGTCAACGCTCAGGCCGTCTTTGGCAGATCCTTCTGCATTCAGATCATCAGCCAGCCCGGTATTAGGTTGTTTTGCCATATCAGACCACCGTTGCGCAGAGGGATGCATTTACCCGGCTCGGAATAACCAGCGGGGAGGATTGCATCAGGATAAGACGCTGGGCTGGATCTTCTTTCACCCAGGATTTTGGCGCATAAGCCAGCGGACCGTAGTTGAAAGCCGGGTCCAGGATAACGCCAAAGGCGCGGGTACCCATCAGATCGGCACCACTCATAATGACAGCGCCATCGGGGATCATAGGCTTCTCGACGTTGTCCAGCGGATCAATAAACCAGTCGTTATATAACCAGAGGTCAAAGTTACCCCAGCGCCCTTTATAAATTGCGCCCTTCATTACCTGTGGGCCGGCGTTAATCTGGTTACCAAACGGGCTCAGCGCCGGGAATGTAATGGCGTTATCCTTGATGGTGGTATCCAGTCGGAATGCACGCCATGACTTATTCGTAAAGACCAGATCCGTGGCGACAGAGCCGGACTCTTTCAGGAAAGTAGTCTGCCAGATTTCAATGTCATCTGATGGCTGGGTATTGGTAGCGCCAGCTGCAACGGTCAGTGGCCATTTATCCGAGCCGCTAAGAGTGATGGTCAGATCCGAAGCACGCCCGAAATCCACCACCTGAGTTTCATAGCCCTCCCCGGCGACGGTTACGGTCCCAGACACCAGCGCACTCGCCGCCATCCATTCCAGACGACGGTTGATCATGTCAATCTGGTCAGTCATTTCAAACTGAAGGTTCAGCATTTCGCGCTCGGCAGCGGTATATTCCCCGCCAATACGCTCACCAATCTGGCGGCGGATAGGTTTGCGCAGGTCCGGCGCGCGCTTATCTTTGATGTATGCCGGTTTGAAGGTATTGGTCTGGTATTTACGGGATTCGACCAGCTTACCTTCCACCAGCGGGGAGACGAACGGCGCCATACGACGCAGGCCGACATCAACATCAATCGCCACTTCTTCAGTCTCGTAAGTCACGACATTCGGGAAGAAGCGATCGAGCAGCCAGTTCTGACTGGTTTTCAGGTTAGGAACAACCTGCACCAGCACGCTGGTATCAAAAATATTTTCCATATTCAGTCTCTTGATAGTGCCAGCCGCAGCTGGCAAAAAATTTAAACGAGCCAGCCCCTGCCGGTTAAAGCATTCGTCAGGAGAGCCGTGGGGGAAATCAGGAGGTGGTTACAGGTGCCTGGTCACTGTCTTTCAGGAAGATAGCCAGCGGTCGGAGCGCTTTTTTCAGGTCAGCGGTCGTCCAGGAGTTATCAAAAATAATTCGGTGCTGGTTGAATTCCCCCATCAGATACAGGCCGCCGTTCTGATCGGAAGACGATGCATCAACATCATCAACCAGAATAGCAACGGGTAACTGACTGCCATCTTCAGCCGTTTTCACACATTGCGTGTATTTCCCGCTGGCAGCCACCAGGCCCAGGACAGTACCACGCTTAAAGGCACCGCCCGTAATGATCCCGGTGTCAGTCACCAGCTGGAGCGTGCCAGCGACAAGCTGATCCGGAACAAACAGCGCGCTCTTCATGCCAGGCGCAAACGCATTCTGACCAAACTGATCCATTATTTCTCTCCTCTTGTGGAGTTGTAGAGGACGGTCATTTTACTTACCAGCGCAGACTTTCCGGTCTCTTTCTGTCCGCTATCCGGATTAAGCCGGACCTGGTGGCTTTCCTGCATACGCTGATCGAGAGAGCGTTTACGGGATGGCTGAGATGCGGCTGCGGCCGGAGCCGAAGAGGCTAGGACATTAATTGCTGCCGCAGAACTCATCCCGGTATTGAAAGCCAGTGACGCGGCCAGTGAAGGATTCGCAGCTGCATGCTTACTGCCGAAAATACGGGCGCAGCGTTTACGCTCAGCAGCGCGTGCATTTTTTACCGCCTTACTCTCTTTGCGATCGTCGTCGCCGTCGTCTTCAGAATCATCATCTTCTGACGCATCCGGATCATCGCCGTCATCTTCAGCATCATCGTCGCGTTCGTCTTCTTCCGCGTCGTCGTCGCGCTCATCATCATCGGCATCATCTTCGCGCTCGTCCTCTTCCGCGCGACGGGCTTTCGCTTTTTTGGCTTTTTTATCCTCTTCTTCCTCAGAAGCGGAAGGGCCAAGACCAATGAGGTGAGCAAAACTAAACGTCTTTTTCTTTTCCATTTCAGGCTCCTGTTTTTTCAAGTAAGTTTTTGAACGCAGCGTCAGGAGGACACACCTCATCAGCCAGTCCAATTTCAACGCCATCAGCAGCCATAAAACAGGCGGCCTGGGTACTTTTTATAACCTTTGCGCTAATCCCCCGGTTTCTGGCAACAGTGTTCACAAACAATTCGCCCATGGTGTTAATGTCCTGCTGGATGGCGGCCAGCGCTTCATCTGACAACTCTCTCAGCGGCGAACCTTCAGCCTTGCGGGATCCATAGGTGATGATCGTAACTTTAAGACCGTCATCTTTAATCCGCTGCGTCCAGTCAAGGTGCATGGTGATCACACCCACAGAACCCACTCCGCCGGTGCGCGGAACAGAAATCCGGTCCGCTGCACTGGCAATGGCATACGCAGCGGAATAAGCGCTTTCCGTCAGAATGGCATGGATAGGCTTTTTCCCCCGGGAGCCGTAAATGACATCAACCAGATCGAAGCATCCAGCGACCTCGCCGCCGGGTGAGTCGATATCCAGGCAAATGCCCGAAATGTCGGGATCTTCCATCGCAGTAAGAAACGCCTGACGAATGCCGTCATACCCTGTCATTCCACTGTACGGACGCAGACTGCCCAGTTTTTGCACCAGCGTTCCGCATATCGGGATGACGGCGACACCCAGCACATTGTCATAACCCGGATCACTACGGGATTCACGTCCCCGGTTATCGTCATATCCGTACCAGTCATCCTCCATGGCAAGAGAAGATTCGATTTTACTGATACCAAATCGGTCCATTACGGATGCCATGATGACTTCGGCTTTACTCGGGTGCAGCGCCAGCGGGGTGTTAAATAATCGCTGGGCCAGATGGGGTAGATTCACTTTTCCTCCGGATCGGTAATGGTCTGGCTCGCAAACTGGTCAGCCTGTGCCCAGCTCGGAAGCGGTAATCCGCGTTTAAGACATGACTCAATTTCTCTCTGGCGCTGATCAAGCACTTCTTCCCAGTCTTCACCGACGTTTTCACCCACCTCAATCTCGAGGGTGGAAAGTCCGGCATCCAGACCAAGAATGGCGCCTTTTTTCTCTGCAACCGGATCCACCCAGCCGCGCCCTGGCCCCATCCAGCGCGCGCGAGAATACGCGGCTCTGGCGTCAACAAAATCAGGTGCGCCTGCGGGCAGGGGTAAATCCTCATTGTCGTGAACTTCTTCAACAAAGGCGGTGAGAATGGGCTGAGCGAAGCCGGTAGAAAAATCGTCCCGGCGGCGAGTCAGTGTTTTCCATGCCTCCAGCAACGAGGAGCGTGCAGAACTGTAGTTAACGTCAGACCAGTCCTGGGTGACCTGCTGTGGGGACAACCCTGTTCCTGAAGAAAAATTACGGAGAACAGCAGATTCGAAGACTTCAAAATTGCTGTAGGGCCGCGCCGCGTTAACCGTCGTGATTTTCTCACCAGGATAAAGAATGGGCATTCGGGCACCATTCTGAAGTGTCAGACGCCGATCGTTATGGAACTCAACACGCCCGTCCTGATAAGTGCCTAACTCCGACTCGTCATAGGTCTCGCCCAGGGCAGACTGAACCATCGCAGGGTCATAGGGTGACTCAATGTAAGCGGCAAATATGGCATTAAGAATTGCTGCCTCAAGCTCACTCTGGTCATACTTCACCAGCATTTTCAGACGCTGAATAACCGGAGTCAGGATGCCGTTACCGCGGTGCTGCGCGCCACGCTCATGATCAAAATCGTGAACCACATGCGGGCGGCCCCAGTCAGTTTCACGCGGGATACGCTGCCACGTCATGGTTTTAGCCCCGCTCCACCAGTCACCGATATGGGCCTCCCTGATGTGGTAAGCAACCGGCGCACCGTCCGCATCAATTTCAACGCCACCACGGACATTTGGCATATCGAAATTCTGCTGAGGATTACTGAGGCGGTCAGGATCGACAATCTGTACCGTGGTGGCGTAACGCCCTCTTCCGGGACCAAGCCTGTCAGTTCTGTACTGGAGAATGGCCAGAGCATCCCCGTCAATAAGCTTGTGACGAAATCCCAGGCGTAACATCTGCGACACGGTGAGTTTTCGTTCAACATCACAATACCGGCCAGGATCGTTACTCCAGGTCCGCCAGTGCCCGTCCAGTGCTTTTCCGTACTCTTCCGCCCAGGACGCATCAAACGCCTTGTTTCCGGTGATCATTCTGAGAACACGGTAATCGGGTTTCATGATGGGGCGGAAGTTGGCACCAACCGCATTATCCAGCAGACGTGTGACCGCACCGTTTGCCCAGCCGTCATTACGGACCAGATCGCGTGCGCGGGACACGATGCGATCCCGGTAAATGTTAATTTCATTGTCCGGGGACCACAGCGCGGGTTGCCAGTTCGCCAGTTGATCGCTGAAAGAGTCAGCTGCGTCATAAGGTACGCGGCTCCCCCCCACCAGCATAGAGGGACGCTGCTGTCGCAACGGCTGCCCATCAGAGCCCAGTATCTGTACTTTATTCATCAGAATCTAAACCTCGCTGGTTTCCGGGGACGAGAGATAATCCCCAGTTGCGCCTGCAGAAGTTGAATCAGGGCCAGCAGATCAGCCAGGGTGCTTTGCTGATAGGACACTGATCGCGTCCCGTCTCCCTGCGTATAGGAAAACGAAACACCGTGGCTCCCGGTTGCTAAATCAATGTACGCCTGCTGAGCTTTCGCAAGCGCATCCCTGAGCTGATCGTCAGTCATTGCGCCGGCAAGCAGGCTGGTGTTCCGGTTGAACATGATTTTCCTTATTTCGGCAGGAGTTGCGATATTCGCTTACGTTTGACCGGCGCTGGTTCTTCAATAACCGCACCCGGCAGCTCGTAATTGATTTTTTCTTCCTGTCCAACTGGCGCTGGCAGGAACTTATCCGGATCGGCTTCGAGGTTGGCGGCCCGGACGTTGAGTTTTAACCCCATATGTTTGAGACCGCACAGCGCGGCATAGCTGTAAACGAGGCAGTCAAGCGCTTCGTTAGCTCGTCCTGGTATTGCTTCCCAGATACTGTACCGCTGCCCGGAAATGACTTTGTAAACCAGTCGCTCCGCCAGCAGCTGATTGAAGTACCCGAGATCGCGATCGTCAGGAAAATGCATATAACCCGCAGCGGCGGCGCCAGGTTTGGGTGGCTCAAGATGCAGGCGACCGCGTATCACGTCTTTCGCTGAGTTAACCCCCAGAATGACAGGGCGGAAACTGGCTTTGCTTTTCGATGATGGTCGTTTGGTCGGCCAGACAGGATTGCGTTTGCCTCCCTGTGCAGACTCCCCCTTAATTGCCCAGACACGACGGCCAAGACGCTCTTTGGCGAATTCGTATACCTTCTGCGTATGGTGGCCGCCGGAGTCCATGCACGTTGCCATGATATTCAGGCCGCGCCCGTCACCACGTCGCCAGATCTGTTTCAGGTATGCATCCAGTCGCTTCCAGGGTTCTTCCGTCTCAAGGTCACCATAAATAACGTCATGCGCGACCGACCACGATTCTTCATCTCTCCCCCAGCCGGTGATCGTAATTTCGAAGCGATCGTCCTGGGTATCAACTCCAGCTGTTAACAATGCCACCCCGTCCGGAACGAGGGCCGGAAATATTTCCCGGCGCGCCAGCAGAACATCAACAGGGAGCTGTTTCCCATGATTAGGTCGGTGCGGAAGCCCCATCTGGGTATTCCACCACGCCTGTTCCTTATCCGGATCGCCCTTCGCATCGATATATTTTTTCGCAATATCCGACGGCTTATCTTTTTGCCAGGGGCTGAAAAGCTTGGATGCCTGGTACCCCACGTGGTGGTTATCGACTGCCTCCTTTCCACAGGAGGGGCAGATTGCGCGATAGACCGCATGCCGTTCCGACTCTGACCATTGCCAGACCTTTTCAACGCTGCCCTCGTCTGCCGCCCGCCAGGCAAGGTCATAATCCATCAGCGGTGAGTGCCGCTCCCCGCAGCACTCAAATGGGCGCGTCTGATGCCATCGAATAGTTTGCAGAGCTCTGAGGCGCTGTCCTTCGGACCAGCCACTACCACAGCATTCGCAATAGAGCATCGCCGATTTAGTCAGGTGTTTATCTCCCTCTTTCGGCCACTGAACGTGTTTGAAAAAGTCGGGAAACTGGCGGTGGCCACAGTGCGGGCAAACCACAGATGCCCGGCGCTGATCGGAGTCGGCGTAGCTGTCAGCAATGCGGCTCTCATCCTCCACCGTCGGCGAACAGGCGCGTACAGACAGCCAGGTCAGGCCAAATGTCGCTGTACGCTCTTCGGCCAGCGCAATTGGATCGCCTTCGCGGGTTATCGGGTACTTGTCCACTTCATCCGCCAGCAGGACACGAATCGGACGACGCGCAAGGTTATCAGGGCTACCAGCACCCGCCAGCGCCAGAAATCCGCCAGTGAACGCCTTGTAAAGAATGGTTTCTTTCGAGCTTTTCTGTTTCGAATCACCGATGATTTTACGCAGTACCGGCGTCACCCTTACCAGCGGGCTAATACGCTCTTTCGAAAACTGTTCAGCGGCTTCTTCTTTCGGCTGCAGCAGCAGTATCGGACAAGGATCGAGGTGGGCAAAATAGCCAAAAAGGTTTTCCAGCAGTGCTGTCTTCATCAACTGGGTACAGCACATTACAGTGATGATATGAACCCCGGACTCCGTCGCGGCAAGCATCGGTCCGCGGGCAATTTCTACCGTCGATGTTTCCCAGTTTCCCGAAGTGCTCCCAGCCTCTTTTGCCAGCTTACGATAGTCATCTGCCCACTGCGGCACACTGATACGCGGCGGGGGTGTCCAGCCTTTGCGGACGCTTAATTCAAGACGCTCAATCTTCTGCCGGGTTAAACTCTGGCTCTCCGAGGACTGAGATGTGTTTGTGGACATGTTCAATCAGCACCTCTGTCATCCTGTCCGCCGGTACATCCAGATCAGCAGCCATTAGCGGCGCCACCCTGGACGGCCAGTTAAGCCAGGCATCACGCTGTTGGCGAAAGGCGTTGAATAAAACCTCCTCGGCTGCTGTCAGCTCAATAAGCTGGCCGCTGTCTTTTTCATACTGCAGCTTTGCCTGCAGGGCCATGTAATTCTCGCGGATACGTCCCGCTTCCTCTCTCGAAAGATCTGCCCCTTCAGTGAGTATTATCTGGCGGACAGTTTTATTGATTTCATCACCGTCATCATCGTTATCGCTAACGACGGGAGTTTTCTTTTTCTTCGCGTTCGAGGCGCGCGGGTCTTTGCCATCGCGGTTTTTCTTCAATGCCGCATCGCTGGCCTCTACGTCAATCAGGTCTCCGTCCATCACAATGAAGCGCCCGGCTTTAATCCACCGACCAATTGTTTTGCGATCCACACCTGAATGTTGTGCGTACTGACTCTGGTTCATCGTGGTCATGGGACATCACCTGGGACATTTTCTGGGGTGGGACATTCGCCTGGGACATTTTTGCCATGTCCCACCAGAATGTCCCACTGGAATAAACTGGAATAGCCAGAGCTGGCGAGGTGTCCGTAATGATCGCCAGAGGTGGGACATGGGACACAAATCTGAAAGTTGTAGCTAGGAAAACACCGCGGCGCGCAATGCCCGTGCCTTACAAAGGTCGCAGGAAGGACCCATTTTTTTATGGCTTCAATAATGCGCTCCGACTATGATTATTCCGATTCAATACAAGGAGAATGTAATGGGTAACAATATAATCAAAATAACTTTCATGGCCGCAGTACTGGCATCACCAATTGTGCATGCCCAGTGGGTCACCAACACTGAAGATGACCTTTTCTCTGGTGGTAAAAAAGCAATGATGATTGGCGAAGTATCATCAGCTAACGGTGCTATTATTTTTGACTGCACTAAAGACAAACTCACAGCTGCATACGTTGAGATGGATAAGACCAGTGAATCAACTGCAAATATCCCTATGGATCTTATAATGAAGGTTGATGGGAATGGAGCAGTTAAATTCAATGCCACGCTTTCCAGAAGAAATGTACAAAGTATTGAAATTGCGACTGATGATGCCGAACAACTAAAAACTGTTCTCAAGCAACTTAAGGAAGCCAAGTCCAAAGCCCTGATTGGAGCGCAGACAAAAGATGGTGGAAACCAGATGTCCTTCACTGCCAATATTTCAGGCTCAACCACTGCTGTAAACAGTTTTGTTAAAGCCTGTGAAATAACTCTGTAGCTTTTCCAGTCAACTGGGGAAGAAATTTCCCCTTTCATTTTGCTGTTCTGAGTGCATCCGCTATCGCCTGGTTTAAAGCTGACGGTAGCAGCGCATTCGCCATGGTGTTAGCGCGGTCCATATAGCCCAGCGAGGGTTGAACCGGAAGCGCATCACCAAACCGAATGAGGAGTTTTGGTGCCCGCTGTTTTACTTTATCCCGACGCGTACCATTCGGAGAGCGTTTTGCTCTCTTCTTACCTTTTTTTGTTTTTAATTTTCTTCGCTGCCAGACAGCATTAACGCCACCTACATCACCAATAAAGGTATTTGGCTTTGCTTTGAGTTGTGAGAGCTTGTTACGTGGCAGGTTGCCGTATTTATTCAACTTGATATTTTTCGGGTTGAGCAACGAGCTACCACTGAGTTTATGTTCACCACCAAACTCGAATGGTTCCAGATAACCAGCAGCGGTATCACGGACAAAAACCTTTGCAGTCAGATTGTTCTTTCTTGCCGCCACCGAACCAACTGATTTAACGGTAAACGGCGTGGGGCTCTCCAGATGCCGTTCGAATGCCGTTTTCTGAGCCACCTCAATCTGGCGTACAACTTTTGTCATCGCTTGAGCAGTGGCGAACGGTATCTGTTTCTGAACTTGTTTCAGCTGTTGAGACAAGTCTTTAAGAGTTGGCATTCGTGAATCCTTACCTAGGGCATTATCGCAGACATTCAGTGAATGCCTGCTGTAATGCCTTACTCTTCAACCGCCGCACCTTCCGGCAACTCAACACAACCAAAGACAGGCATACCCGGCGAACGGTCATCTTCCACCGCTACCAGTTGCGATTCGGAATACCAGCGCTCAGTCGCACATTTATTGGCGGCCTGGTAGTAAATAAAGTACTGGTTCTCACCCTTCACATGCTGGGAGCGGGCCTGTACCTCTCCGAACTCATCACTAATGCGCAAGTTCACTAGTTGCCCAAGACAGAATTTAAAGTCTTTTGCTACAGGAAAGATTGCAGCGCCGTTTTGTTCTTTTTCCATTATTCCCTCTCTTATTGTTAAAGAACCCCGCTATTGCGAGGCTCTTACGTTCTCTATTTCCCGTATTCCGGAAAAATTGCCATTACCCTTTTCTATCGTTGCCAGCAAAGGTTCAATCCAGAGGACGGCCTGGCAATACGTCATTGAGCTGGCGGCAGCGGTACTATCATCGGTTGCGTTAGTTTTCCCGGTATCGGGGTGCATTGCGCTGGCACGTAAACGGTACGCGTATTTGAGCAGCCCACCAGCGACATCAGCAGGAACAGGCAGATCACAGGTCTTTTCACGTCGGAGAATCTCCCGGTATTCGATGACAGTCTTTTCGGTACCTGCATCGATCAACGAATTAAGGCGGCTGGCATTCTCAGCCACCTGATTGAAGCGGTTGAAGTTGAAAGCCTGCACCGCGATAACCCGTCCCTGTAGCGCGTTATCATGCTCCAGAACTCGCTTATCGCTTTGCGCTGTGCTCAGGTCAGCCTGGCTGTTTGCCAGCAGAACACCGAGAATAGCGACAGCGCCAACGACAATAACCACCGCGATAATTACCAGCCACCAGCGCCATGACGTTTTCAGTGATGCTAGTAGAGCTTCAATCATGATTCTTTCACCGAACTGGTGCCATTCATCAACGGTAACATGCGGCTATCCCTCGGCTCGTTAACCGGCCAACGATAACCCGTCACGCGGGAACGTGAGAATGCACGAATATTGATAGCGTCGGACTGATTACCACCGAGGACCATCAGGTCACCATTCTGGTGCTGCCCGACCACAAATCCGACATGGCCGCCGCCGTCGCGACTGAATACCACCACACATCCATAGGCTGGCTCGCGAAGTTCGACGCCCCAGTTGAGATAGGATTTTGCAGACTCGAAACGGGTGGATTTGATTCCGACGCGCTCAAGCATCGACCCGACGTAAGCGGCACACCAGGGCGTTTCATCATCTTTAATTCCACCTCGTTTAATGTCCTTCCAGAACTGGAGGATTAACGGATTGTGTCGCGGGCCTTTAATTTCCATCTGCCCCATGTATTTACGGGCTTCCACCAGCCAGCGCGGTTCATTGCTGATTGTCATCGTTCACCCCTGCCCTTTTTCTGAGTGCGCTGATAGCGATCTCGCGCAGTTTGTCCACGCCAACGAATCCAATCACACCGCCAACAAACGGTGATATCGATACCGGGAGTCCGACCACATCAAGCGCACTGGTGATACATAAAGAAAGAGCGCCACAAAGGACGCCCTCAAGCCATTTATTCTTACGGGTGGCACCGTCATATATCAGGCGACCGTAGGCAATGAGGCCAGCAAACAACGCCCCCGATATCTGGGGCCAGGAGTTTTTCAGGCCGTTCAGTACCTCTGCCCAGAAGTCAGGAGTTTTTTCGTTCATTTTCATAGTCTCTCACCTCCGATAGTACGGATGGCGCTGTGTGTGATGAAAGGGTCAGGCCCTCGGGCTGGATTTAACAACGAAGCATGTCGATGATGATTCCCGTGAGCCTGAAATAGAAAAGGCCACGCAAATGCGCAGCCTGTAACCAGAAATCAATATTGTCTTTACATCAATTTTTCTTAAGGTTAAATTCTTCTGACAAGTTGATGAAAGACAACTTGAATATTAGCTATTTGTTCTCTGTTATGCCCGCAACCCAATGCGGGCTTTTTTTCGCCCTGCTAAAAGTTCCACCGTTGTGAGCCTTTTTGCTATGCAATAATGGATGCGTGGTGCCGGGTGTCTCCCGGTGATCCTTTGGCTGACAACCCATGCCTCACGAACATTTCACAACGGGATATAGAAAAGGCCATGCATTTGCATAGCCCTGAAAGATGTTTATGCTTTATTAATTCGCTGGAATATCTGGCATGGCGCGATCCATAGAAGAGCTAATTAACGCCTTAATAGCGTTGCATACCTGATAAAATCCACCCAGCTGAGATGAGACAGAAAAACGGGAGACGTCGTCTCCTGAGCCTACTTCAGCATAAAATGATGAGTTCTCATACCAGAGTGAGATGCTTACGCCCTGCCTGTAGCCACCTGTTAGCGGAGAATCATCAAGAGTGGTTGCAATCACGAAATTCAAGTGGTAACGGCTGTCCATATTGAGTTGGGGGATTAAGACAGGAAAGAACTTCCCCTCCTCCTCCCAAATACCAATGTCCACATAAGGCCATCTTGTTCCGTCAGAACCAGTCCACTCACGAGATGTAAGATCAAGAGAACCTGAATACTCTCGTAGTAGTTCGCTCGCCTTCTCCTGAAGTTTATCCTGTAACTTCCATTGCGCCTCGACCAGTTTAGTGCGTTTTTCTTTCAGATCCTTAAATGTTAATTCCATGCCACTCTCCAGACAACTTTTGAAAGGAATCTGCATAGTAACTCACCCTGAAAGCACATGGTTATATTTCACTTACACTGAGTGCGAAAAGCAAAAACCCCGCCGACTGGCAGGGTTCCGATGATTAGGCTGTGTGTCGAAGTGACGCTCATTACGCTGCTAAACTGTGCTGTTCTTCAATCAGCGGCTGGCGATGATTGCGATCAAATACACCCTTTAGCGCCTCTTTGCGCTGCTCAAAGTCCCAGCCCATGCCAATGAAAACTGTATTGGCCCGCTGCAACTCAGTTACGCAGTGGATCTGCTCCGGCGTCAGGTAGTCACGGATGTTCTCTTTTTTGTCGAGGTCGTGGTAAACACGAAATTTTGCCGCCGTCATACGCAATCCGCAGTACAGCCATCGCTACCGATAAAAGAACTGCGCCCATTGGCGTATCACCGCGCCACCAGCTATGAAGTAACTCAATTAACTCCGTCCAGGAGTGAGGGTCGTTGTGCATTTTCATGGTCTCTCACCTCCGATAGTTCGGATGGCGCTGTGTGATGAAAGGAGGATCAGGCTTCACGGGCTGGATTTATCAACAATGCGTATCGAGGATGATTCCCGTGAGCCTGAATCAGAACGGGCTCTGCGCAAGCGCCTGTCGGATTGGGTTATGAGCCGCCCGTCAGTGAGCCCTGAATATGAAAAAGGCCACCAGAAGGCAGCCTTAATAAATGTGGTGTACCTATTTATTAATCAGATAGTTAAGACTCAAGATCAATTAAATAGCTATTCCCTTTAGACGTAATTCTATTCACTATCAAGCTGTCGTCACAATCAGACGTACTCTGCACAGCATTTACCAGACCCAACTCAGCGAGATCAGAAATAGCAAAATTCACCGCTTCCGCTGGAATGTGAGGAAGATCAGAAGATTGAATTGTTTCACGTGGTCCAAGAGCGCTTGCGCGACTCAGAATTTCGATATGAACAGATGTTAATTTCATTATGCCGCCTTTGTGTTGTCGTTTTGCTTGCGGCTATTGTAACACATTGATTTTGACGTAGATTGAATGGCCTAGTGCAGAAAAAAACCCGCTCGGTGGCGGGTTTCTTAACTCTGAACATACAATGCCCATCGTTAATGTCAAATATACACAAAAACGGCAACATTGCAAACATCATGACGTTAAATTACGCGATATTTATCACATCTTCACTTTTAGTCACCCGGTTCAGTTGAGAGCTTGAATAGCTCTCCTCCTGGAAACATTTGGTCACCAGGCTTTCATAAAATGGTTTCCAGCTATAACGCCACGTTCGATCAGGCAGACTCGGCAACTCAGAAAAAACACCTCGATAGGCAACCGATGATTTTGGCCTGCTGTATCCCCGCCCTTCGCAGCGCTTACATTCTTTGTAAACCGGTACGCCCTGCAGTTCTGTCGCTTTACGGTCAACCGTCTTGCCAGTTCCGCCACACTGGCATCGCTTACTTAACTTTCCGGTACCATGGCATCGCGAACATAAATTTTGCTCGGAGTCAGTTACTTCTCGCTTTACCTCAAAGTCAGATGGTGACTGTCTCAGGTCTTTTGCCCATTGTGGCAATCGCATTGTGTAATAGCTTTTAGTCACGGTTTTAGTGGTTGTAAGCAACCCTTTACCACTACATTTTGGGCATGCCACACAATCAGCTGCTGATGAGGAATAATCGTTATAGGCAAACCGGGCAAGGATACGCATGCAGAGGGGAAACTTTTTCCCTGATGCTTTACGAATTGCCATGGGCGCATGCTCTTTCGCGTACTCCGTTAGCCAGGCAATTGATGCCTCCCTGTCCTGACTGCTAATACCAGCTTTACCCAGGAACATAGCCAGCCCGATGCCTGCATCAGCCTGAGTCATCCCCAGTGCAGCCATTACATCAGTCACAGTAAGTTGTTCACTTGCTGTCGCTCTGCTGGTATCTGAGATGTGCATGCCTTTAGGCGCAAAAAACTTTAAAATATTGTCCAGATTCATACGGTCTCCATACTTCTTAAGCTTTCGCAATTACGCCGATCGCCAGCGCCCGATCCATAAAACGCAGTAGCAGCTCAAGCTGCGTACCATGCTTCTGCTCGAATGCCGGTACATCGGCGTGCAGCTCATCGTGGCACTCTCTGCACAGAGGGATCACGAAGAGGTCATGGGCTTTTGTTGCTGTACCACCCATACCGTGCCCTACGATATGGTGCGGATCATCTGCTGGCCTCCGGCAACACTCACAGGGTTGTGTTTTAACCCAGCGGGTATACGTCTCATTTATCCAGCGGCGACGTTTTGGCCTGAGCATAAAAGACTCTGGCGACTCCGGATCAACAGAGAGCGTGAGGATCTTCTTCGCCTTCTCCTGCACGAGTCTGGTTGCTGACGAGGAAGGCACTATGTCGCTTTCCCTCATGACAGAACGGATCTTCTCATCCGGAAGGCGTAGCCCCTTGTGCGCAACGCTTTCCGGAATAACATCAGCCAGGTCGTTTCTGACCATCCACCAGCACAGTTCCGGAAGCGTCAGGATATGCGACTCGGGAAAACCAGAATCACGCCGAATGACTTCCAGAATCCAGGATACCAGGTTTCCTGCCGCTATACCTGCAAGCTGTTCGGTATGCTGCCCCGACAAAGTGTGATCGCAATGCCAGCACAGGCGAATGCTTCCTGGTGGGTGCCGCATTGTTGTGAAGTTCTTGTCGTGCCATGATGAATGTGGCCACTGGCATTCAAACCGGGTACTCAACCATTGCTCAAGGGAAGGAAGCCCACCGGCACGCTGAATAACCCGCTCATTCCCGAAGACCTGCCGCATTACCGGATCATCAGCCAGCGGCTGAATGGCTGCCGGAACAGCCCCAGTACTGAATGACGACATTTCTTCTGGTTCAGGCTCGAGCAGAACGCGACCACGCATGAAGAGGTGCATCAGTTCCGCACCAGGACGGAACAGCACAATCCCCATACGATGGGCGATCTCGGGGGTAAGCAGAGCTCTCACGCGACCTGCCCCCTGGCAATGTGTTCTGCCCACAGTCCACCAATCCAGCGCACGCCTTTCGGCGTGAAACGTGCCTGGCTGAATGCATGGTTTGAGGTTACGGATGTGCCGGTTTTCACTTCAAAACGGCCCGCATCAATATGCTGATGCCGTGGGGTCATCGTTCCGCCAAGGCGATACATGATGTCGTTCTCAAGGAGGAATAACCGCAGATCAGGCTCTTTGGCCTTAAGCAGTTTTGCCACCTGGCGGAATGACATTGACCCACTGGCTGTACAGTACCGATCAACAAACTCTACCTTCGGCGCCGCGGCAGCCAGTTCGTTAGTCAACTGCTGTTTTTGTTCTGCAAGGTCAGCTGCAAGACGTAGGGCTTCAGAGAATGATTGAGGAATCGTCTGCTGCTGTGCCTGCTCAAGCTCCTGCCAGCGATCAACCAGACACGCGGTAAACTCCGGCGACAGCTGCGCGACAACGATATAACTGTCCCGCTTCCCTATCAGATAAACCGATACCGACTGATTGAGATGATTTCTAACTTCCCCCATTGGGGGGAGTTCAATAACACCGCGCTCTGCCAGGCGCTCAATGGACCGTTTAACATGGTCATGTCTTGATTCCACCAGCTCAGCAATATCGCTGCTGGACATGGTTAACGCTGTTGTTGCTAACTGGCTCATACTTTTCTCCATATCAGGCGGCTGCACCCGCCGGTTCATATCTGCTGATTGTTATCTCTACCCGACCTTTCGGCACAACGGGTCCCCATTCCACCAGCATGCGCTTAATCTGGCTGTCGTCTTCCCAGACACCCGCATGCGTCAGCGCGTCAAACAGGGCTTTGTTGTAATTATCGATATCCCGGCGGCGCGCATCCGGCGGGTACAGAGTGATTTCTACCGCTGCCAGTTCAGTCGATGGCTTCGGGAGACGTCGTAATTGCTCAATGATCGCCACGCAGGCAGCGCTCTGGTATTTACGGCCATCAGCGCTAATGAGGTGACGACCGGCCAGCGGCCCCTTGTTAGGGGCGCGCCAGTAGGTGTTCACGCTCGGAGGGAACGGGAGCACAAGTTTCATGCCACCTCCTGCTGTTGCACGTCACACAGTTCCGGAAGATTTGCCTCCACCAGCGCCCTGGCGAATGGTGGTGGTACCGCATTACCGCAGCGGGCTACCTGCTTATCTTTTGCATATCGATTTCCACGGTAGTCCTGATCAATAACGTATCCATCCGGGAAGCCCTGCGCTTTGTAGAGTTCATGCGGCTGCAACATGCGCATTCCGATATCAACGATCTGGTATTTAACCCCATCGATCGTTACCAGCCATTCATCGTCACTTTCCCCGCAATACGTCTCGAGAAATGTGCGTACCTCACCCACGTGTTGGCCACCAGCGGTGATTGTTGGCATGGGCACATCAAGGCGTTGCCCGTCGCGGCATGTTCCACGCAGTTTCACCAGATGAGAGGCAACTACTGCATGATGGTCGACAGTGGTCACTGAGTGCGCGGGTTCATCCATACTGACACCAGGCCCCGTATAGTTACCGCCGTAGTGTTTCGCCAGGAACGCGCTCACCGTCGCAAATTTATTTCCGCCTGCAGTAACGGTCCCCAGCGGGTTATCCAGCCGCAGCACACGCGGTTCTTGTCCAGGTCGTTCGCCATAACCCATCTGGATCAGCGTAGGCGTCACCAGTTGTGATTTGCCACCACCGCCCGCTGTGATAGTCGCGCTTGGCTCGTCGGCCCGGTGGCCGACGCTGGCACCGAACTGCCGGGCGATAACCGGCGCAACCAGACAGGCGCGGGATTGCTTCAGAATGGTATGAGCAGGTTTATCCAGCGGGCGCTGTTTAGCTTGGTATTCACTGCCGCCGTTGCCAGCCAGGAACGGGGTCAGCGCGGCTTCTACCAAACCAAGAGCATGCCCATTCCCGCCAGGGCGTTTTGATGTGCCAGCGGTAACCGTCGGTACCGGTTCGGTAACGGGCTGGCCGGTTGCACCAGTGCGAAACTTTGTCAGGTGCGGTACGGCTAACGCGTAACCGTGGGTTTTAGTAATGGTTTGCAAAGGCTCGCCCAGCGCCTGACCACGGAAACAGTCGTAACTCGTTTTGGTGCTGGTGTGATTGCATTTCACAATGAACGGCGACGCACTGTCGATAACAAAGCGCTGTATGCCGCGCGCGATCCGCTTCAGGGTATTTTCTGCCAGCGGCTTTTTGCGCCCGAATATCGATGGGGCCGGAACATTCCAGTCGATACATTCCGCTGCGGTACGCCATGGCATCAGCCTGCCGCTCTGCACCTCCAGAGACTTAGGATCCCCATGGGTAACAGCAGGCCACTGAATTGGGCAACCATCGCAGCGCATAACCATAAAGAAGCGTTTGCGGATCGTCGGCGTACCGTAATCACACGCGCGCAGTTCGCGATAATCGACATCATATCCAAGCCCATCCACCAGCTGTTGCGCCTGCTCGCTACCTCTTTCAATAGACAGAAACTCACAAACCTCTGACAGTGCCGGGTGATCAGCAGGAATGCCAGTGGACAGCATGCCGACAAATGCATTGAATGTTTCGCCAGTACGGGCAGGATCCGGACGCATTTCATCGGCCAGCAGCGGTCCCCACGTTTTGAACTCTTCCACATTCTCCAGCATCATCACACGCGGTCGCTTTGCCAGTGCCCAACGCAGAACAATCCAGGCCAGACCGCGTATCTCTTTTTTCACAGGCTTTGCGCCTTTGGCCTTTGAGAAGTGTCGGCAGTCCGGGCTAAACCATGCCAGCCCAACAGGATTACCGCCGGTGGCGGCTAACGGATCCACGTCAAATACGGATTCACAGTAATGCAGTGTGTCAGGGTGGTTCGTCTTGTGCATCGCAATGGCGTTTTCGTCGTGGTTGATTGCAATATCCACGCTGCGCCCGATCGCCAGCTCAATACCCGTCGATGCGCCACCGCCACCAGCAAAGTTATCAACGATAATCTCACGCATGGGTTACCCCCTGCATGCTGCCGACAAGACCACGCGCAATTGTGATAATTTCGCTGGTTGCCGTTCGTTCCAGCCAGAGTTGATTGATGTTGGCTTTCAGCTTGTTCTGCTGAACCTCGCTTAATACATCAACGCCTTCCACCTGGTTAAACACCAGACCAACCTCGAGAGGCCAGATTCGTGACTCAGTTTCCGATGGTATTACTGGTTCCTTGGCTGCCTGCATTGCAATTGTTTGCTCTTTACCAACGGCGAATTGAGCCAAAGCCATAAACGCCCGCCCTTTTGCCTCCAGTTCTGTACGGTTGATATAGCTGAACCGCTCACCACGCCATGACTTATCGAATACAGCTATGGCACCGGCAAAAAACGCGCTGGTGGGCTTCTGTTTTTCGTCAGCAGGTACAAACCACACTGGCAGATCGAACCCAATGCGCCCGCGAATGAATACGATGTGATCGGCATCTTCCGGCCACCACGTTTCACTCGGCGCGGCTTTTATCAGGAATACATAGCGACCGCCCTTCTCGCGCTGGGCTGCTGCGTAGTTCATGATGTGCGTCATGCCGGTGATCGCCTGCTTCTCGTGGTACTGCGAACGGCTATACGGAGGGTTGCCATAACCAGCGCCGCCCAGTTCTGCCAGACGTTCAGACCAGTCCTGCGTCAGCGCGTTATCTTCGGCGGTGTACCATGCCGGGCACTTCGCGTTGTCGTCGTCAGCAAACAAGTCCAGAACTAATGGACCAAATAGCGCGTTGATACCCCAGAAAAGCAGATCCGGTGTCCGCCACTGATCGCCAACTTCTTTCAATTCGTGGGCTGGTTGGCTACGTAGTGCCGCCAACGCCTTGCAATATTTGTTTAACGTCATCCTCTGAACCCCTCTGGAATTTTGGTATCGACCGGGCCGAATTTCATTGGGTCATGCTTTCGTGCCCTTCCCCAATCCTTACGTTCTGGACGCCCAGCAGAATCCCAGCGAGTTGCAGACTGGAGGTAGCCAGGGAAATTTGACGGGATAAACAGCGTTGTTGGGCGGAGATATTCAGCCATCTTGATATCAGCCCCCCATTTTTCTTTGCTGTAGTCGATGACCATCACCATCTCTTCAGGGGTAAAACCTTCTCGCAGCCTGGCGCGGATATGCTCAAGCGAGGTTTTGCATACCTGGAATCTTGATCCGGTGGTCTGGTTCAAATGGGTTAAAACCTTTTTTGCCTGGTCGGTAATCACAACTTCAGGGTCGGGTTGCTGCGCAACCGGACAAGAAGTTTTTTTATCCTGTGTACTCTCCTGAGTATTCTCTGTGTAATCTCCTGTATGAAAGTTTGTGGGATCCCCGCAGGCTTGTTCGTTGGGTTGTCCCATACTTGTTTGCGGGGTTTCCACATTCTTGTTTGCGGAATCACCGCAATCTAGTTTGCGGGATTGCACCAATCCAGATTGCGGCATTTCCACATTCTGGATGTTCCGCAATCTGGTTTTATCCTGGCTGGCTTTCTTCACTGGCTTTCCGGTCTCCAACAGCAGAGCTTCAAGCCGTTCAGTGTTGATGCGATAATGCATTGTGGCAGGTACGCCACGACGGTCCTCTTCCAGCACACCAAGAGAAACAAGACGCTTACGCGCAGTTTCCTGCTCGTCGCGGGTCAGCGCCGTCTCTAACGAGATATCAGCCTGGGTTTTATACATCCAGCCGCCATCCATTCGGTTATGCCAATATACCAACTGAGAAAGGAACACTGCCGCGACCGGGCCTGACTTCACTTTCCCGGCGCGCAACTTTGCAAATGCCGGGTTGTATGCGATCGGGCGATCAAGAAGCTGAATTAATGCACTCACTTACGCACCTCCTTATGCTTTTCGTTCAGTTCCGAGTCCACAAGCCCAGCCACGAATACACCATCGTTGATGTAGTCGTAGAGTGATGAAGCTAGCGGAGACTGAACAGAAACCAACATCGGATAAAGTTGTTCTAACCAGACGCGGTGAATTTCAGACATGTAGAGGTAAACAACGTGGGCATTGTGCGCTGCGCAGAAATTATCACTTGCCCCGTGAAGCGCATTTTCCATCCTGTTGAAGGCTGTGATGTATGCCTCTTTGAACTGTGCTGCTCGCTTACCAGTGAAGCCCATAGCGAGGAACGCGAAGCCATCGCGGGTGATTTGATAGCAGGGAAGTTTGCGGCCTGTAGCGTCGGTGTATTCACTCACCGCAAAATTGCGGGCAGTGAATTCTAGCGAACACTCCAGAGCGCGGATTTTTTTCAGTACGTCATCGTGACGCTTAGTGAAGAAGTCGGCAATAGCCAGAGAGGAGGTAACGGCCTGACCGTTAATTACGGAAATTTCAGGTTGAACGAGGGTTGGGATCGTAGCCATGATGGCTGCCTCTTTAGTCAGTTTTAACAACTCACCACAAGAGACGCCAATCTCATTGGTGGTGAGACGTGCAGGGTTGGCGTAACCGGTGACTAAAGAAGCCGGCGCATCTTTCGATGCCCCTGCACGCCCCACCATAATCAGGGTGTAGCAATGCATTTCGCACAAAAAAACCGCCAGAGCGCGGTTGTGCTCTTTAATCAATTCCAGGACGCCAATCCCGGCAACGGATTTTGCCGCTGCCGAGACAGTGTATACCTGGAATAAAGCATGATCAATAATGAGGTTGGGATGAGCGTTAACCGCTACAAAAAAATAAGGAGATACAACGTGATCTACCAACTTTTGGCTAACAGCAGCAGCGGTGATGGTTTTTACGATGTAACCATCAGCGATCAGAGCGGTAACCTCGAAATAGAATGCACTTGCATTGCTGGTGAAATGGGCACGATGTGCAAGCACCGTATTGCCGTTATTACCGGAAAATATGGAAAAATCATCGATGTTGATGATCCAGAAAACGCCGATGCTAAACTGGCAACCGGACTGATTGCTCAATATGGAGTTGCGGATCAATACATTGCTCTCGCCAAAGAACTCGAAGACCTGAAAAAGAGGTTCAAAATTGAAGAAAAGGCTATCAAATTGAGGATTAATGCCCTGGCAGGATAAATTCTCAGTTAAGTTTTTTTTCATTGGGTTAGCTCTCATCCTCTATCTCCCTGAACTTTTGCCTGAACTGCTCAAGCGGCCTGAAACATTCGTGTGGATAGCCATCTCGCAGGTAGATAACGCGCTGTGTTTCTGGCTCCCAGCGGATAACACGGACTGGCACTCCGCGGTGATCTTTGAACCTTCGGTTAAGTTCGCGCACAGGCGTTTTGCCCTCCGATAGTAGACCCCCACAATTACGGCAGCCTGGCTGTGGTTACATGACACCCAGCGATTTGATACTTTGCATTCATACCGAAACAGCGGAAGACCAGGAACCGGGATCATTCGCAGTTGCGGTAAGTGAGGATTTACGATTAAATTGCTCATGCGGATTATTTCTCCATACTCGAAGAGTTGTTCGCCAAGGCGCCCGGAGCTGCACACTCGCGGGCGTCACTCTTTTCTGGAAGGCAATAGACTCGTGAAATCAGGTTCAGAAACGTCATAAGCGTTACCCGGAACTGGTAGGCGATTTCGTTCAGACTGTCCCACTCCCCTTTATCAACCACACCATCATCGATGTATCGACGATATGCGTTAACCAGGTCACCAAGCCTGCCCACCAGCTCAGCCAGTTTTAAGCCAATCTCTTCGTTCTCTGTTTCTGGTGCCGCACCCGGGATATGGATCCCGTTATCTGTTTGGCGAGAAAACGCATCAGCTATGTAGCTAACACCGGCGGCTTTCTGTAATACCATCGCCCATCCCATAGGGAAGATCTGATCTCCGTCGACACGAAGGCGGTTAAACAATGCGTTCTCTGTCACGCCCAACCATTCCGCTGCCTCGGCATAACCACCGGGTAGATCGGTGATCGTTTTTTTTATCGCCGCCACCAGCCATGCTGGCTGACGTTCGACTTTCCAAATAGGTTCGTTACCCACGGTTAACCCCTTATTCCTGTGGTTTTATGTCTGTACTCGCGCCTGTACAGTTCGAATAGCGATGTGGGTAAAGAATTTCTAGCTCATTGATTTTTCCCGAGAAGAAACGGACTAGACGTTCAGCAATATCTAGGGAAGCAATTTGCTGCCCTCGCTCTATCCGACTTAGATTTCCCGGGTCGATATCAACCCCTTTTGCTACACAGGAAAGAGTCATACCTTGCGATTTACGCAAGATTCGTAACGGTGATTGCATATATCCTCCTTTAATTGCGTAATACGCATATTAATTGGAACGTACGACTTGCGCAAGTTGCTTTGCACATCACGCAAAAAAAACATGTAATAGACGCATGAACATAGGAAACCGCATAAGAGAACTTCGCACAGCGAAGGGTCTAAAAATCGCTGATCTTGCTGAAGCCGTTGGTGTCGACGGAGCTAACATCTCGCGCGTAGAAACCGGCAAACAGAAGTCATTTACTGAACAATCACTTAGCAAATATGCTCAAGCTTTAGGCGTTAGCGTTGCTGATCTATTTACTCCAGGCGGAAATAAAACTACTGTATGTGAATACAGTGGTAGTAACCCACATTCTGGAGATGGATCTGTGTTTAGAGTGGAGATTCTTGATGTAAGTGCCAGCGCTGGTGGTGGCTTTATTCAAGGCAGCGATATTATTGATGTCATCAGGTCAATCGAATACAACAATGAACGTGCGCTAGCGATGTTCGGCGGAAGAACGGCAGATCAAGTAAAAGTAATCAACGTTCGAGGCGACAGTATGGCTGAGACTATCGAACCTGGTGATCTTCTCTTCGTTGATATCTCTATTCATGAATTCGATGGTGATGGAATATATGTATTTGGTTTTGATGATAAAATTTACGTCAAACGATTACAGATGATACCTGATAAGTTGTTGGTGATATCGGATAACCCAAAATATAGAGAATGGTCTGTGGATGAGACAAACGAACACCGTTTTTACATTTTTGGGAAGGTAATGATAAGCCAATCTCAATCATTCAAACGCCACGCCTGACACTACATATCAATGTTGAAACCGCCTTTACGGCGGTTTTTTTTACGCCTCGATATTGCGCAAATCGCAATTTAATACTTGCGTTATTCGCAATTTAATTTTATTGTCTACTCCATAGCGAACAGGCAGGACGCCCACGAAGTAGCCGCCCGGGGCATATGAAGGCCGGGATGATTCGCTAACACATAAATTCTAAAGGGGCTTCAGGATGAAAGAGAACGAACCACATATTTATGCCGGTAGCATGAGCAACGAAGAGCTTTATCAGTGGCTGTGTAAGAAGGTCGAAGCAATGGCGCATCTTCGTCAGTTACATATGGATAAAGCCTCCTGTGTGCGGAGGCTTGAAGAAGTGGATTCAATGATCACTGAAGCTACCCTTGAATCTCAATTAGAAATTTCTCGGACAACTCAGGGTCCCATTCAGCGTCCAAATAATCAGGGAAGTTAACTGGGTAATTTGAGTGAGTAATGCGCGAGAGATATTCACTTGCTGGCTCCGGAAGAGCAGAGAACTGGATTTCATCGTGCAGGGCAAGCAGCGCATCAGTAAGTGTTAAATCTCGAATTACTGACAGCGGCCATTTGTATTTGAGAAGCAACTTGTGGTGAAGAGCCTGTTTTCCGTTAAGTCCATTGAGTTGATTCCCGTACTTTTTACGGTGCTCATAGAGAATGATGTCGAGAGCACAGATTAGCACGGCGCGGTTTGTGACACAGGAAACTTCAGAGCTATCAACATAGCCACTGATTTGGATACCGCGAAGTTGAGCAATATTGCTTTTGATCTGCGTAAAGAGGTGAGCGATTCCATTAATCATTTTGATTCCTTCGGGGCTGTAGGGACTTTGAAGGATACCACCACGCCTGATGTGGTTAAAAGCAGGCCAAAGCAATAACAAGTAACTCCCTGTTCTGGCGGCCCGGTGTTTTCCCGTTTGTCCGGCAACCACCAGCCTTTTTCAGGGAATATCAGCCGGTCATGGTAAGCATCTCGCAGGATTCTTACCGGGACTGGAAGAGTTACCACTTGGAGACGGTCCTTATAAATGTCCTGGACAGTGGCGGTACCAGCACCGATAACAGCGGCAGACGTTCAACTGTGAAAACGGAGAGATGCCAGCTCCCTCGACGGCAGTGACGGCGTGAAGTAGAACGCTGACGGCAGGGAAAGACCAGCACAGGCCAGACGATATCTGAGTGCCTTTAAAAACAGATGGGAGTCGGTGGAAGCCCGACACACAACAGAAAAGGGCATCACCGGGCGACGGGCTCATAACCCAATCCACCCGGGCAAAAAGAAAGCGGTCTCTGCAAGCCGCCGACCAATGCAGGTGCCCTTCTCTGTTGTGTATGGAGAAAGTTCGGCGGTTGCAGCCGCCTTAACGAGGGTAAAACCATGAGTAATGACCGCATGACCGTAGTGCCAGATTTTCTTGGCGAACTGGATGCCGGCGTGTTCATGAACAAAATCGCGGCAGCACTTAATACCACCGCGCTTGGCGTTCTGAACAACGGCAACAAAGGCAAAGTAGTCCTCACATTTGATTTTGAGCGCATGGGTAATTCCGTTGAAGAGAAGCGCGTCAAGATCAAGCACAAGCTGAACTACAGCACCCCTACACCGCGTGGTAAAGCCTCCGAAGAGGACACAACCGAAACCCCGATGTGGGTCAACAAAGGCGGGAAGCTCACCATCCTGCAGGAAGATCAGGGTCAGCTGTTCGGGATCACTGGCGCGGTAGATGGAAAGCTTAAAGCGGCTCAGTGATCCGCAATAACAAACTCACTGATACCACTTTGATCATCAGTTAATAAGGAATTTTTATGTCTCAGTTAGACAGCGGCACCTTCAAGCAGGTCAAAGACCTGGTTCTTTCCGGTTATCACCTGAATGATATTCATGGCCTGGCTTGCCCGACCGCATTACTGCCAGAGGGTACTGGCGTTGAAAGCCTCGAGCGCTTTTCTCTGGAGCGTTTCCGCTTTCGTGGCGCAATGACCACAACCAGTATTGACGACTTCGCACGTTATTCTAAAGGTTACGCCAGCGACAGTGAGCCAGCTCGTTGCTTCATTGACGCTGACAACATGACCGCCCGTTCAGTGTTCAACATCGGCACCCTGGATAATCCAGGTCACGCCGATAACGTTGCTTCAATCACCCTGAAGAAAACCGCCCCGTTCCGCGCGTTACTGCAGATCGATGGTCAACGTCTGAAGCAAAAGCAAATCGCTGAATGGCTGGAAGACTGGAGCGATTACCTGCTGGCGTTTGATGCTGATGGCAATACGATGCAGATTTCACAGGCGGCTCAGGCTGTGCGTCGTATCACTATTCAGCAAGCAACACAGCAGGACCATGAAACTGGTGATTTCGCTGGTAAAAAATCGCTGATGCAAAGCGTTGAAGCAAGCAGCAAAGACGTAATGCCTGTGGCGTTTGAGTTCAAATGTGTGCCGTATGAAGGTCTGGGCGAACGCCGCTTTAACTTGCGTAACAGCCTGCTGACCAGCGATGAACCCTGCTTTGTTTTGCGCATCGTCCAACTTGAAGCCCAGGAAGAAGAGATCGCCAACGAATTCCGCGATTTGCTGATCAGCAAGTTCGAAGGTGAATCAGTGGAAACTTTCATCGGTAACTTTAAAGCCTAATTGCTCTGCATTAAATCCCCGGCGCCGCGGGGATTTATTGAAGCGTAATTCCATTAATTATCGCCAACCGGCGAGGGATTCGTGCAACCAAAATCTGCGCGGTGCAGCGCGCCAATATGGAGAAAACCATGAGCTACATTCAGACATTATCCGGTAAAAAATTTAACTACCTGACCGCCACAATCGACGATATCGATGTTGAGGATATCGCGACTGCTCTTTCCAACATCTGTCGATTCGCTGGGCATCTTCCAGAGTTCTACAGCGTGGCCCAGCACTCTGTGCTTGTAAGCCAGATTGTGCCGCCAGAGTTCGCCTTTGAAGCGCTGATGCACGACGCTGCGGAGGCATATTGCCAGGATATTCCTGCCCCGCTCAAAGCCCTGTTACCTGACTACCAACGCATGGAAACTTATGTTGATGGTCTTATCCGCTTTAAATTCGGTATCTCTCTCGAACAAGCTGCTGTCGTGAAATATGCCGATCTAGCCATGTTAGCCACCGAGCGCCGTGATCTGGAAATCGATGACGGTTCGAAGTGGGAAATTCTCGAAGGTATTCCCTGCTCTGATCTCGTTCAGGTTATCCCTCTCCGTCTTGGTCAAGCCTATGGCCTGTTCATGAACCGCTTTAACGAACTGGCGGAGCTGCGCCAATGCGCCGCATGAAGGTAAAAGAACTCGTCGCGGAGGCTTTTGCCTCCGTTGCTGAACTGCCACCAAAGCATGCACCGCTTATGCGCGAAGTCGCCACAAGACTGGACGCTACGTTCGCAGCATTAAAAGAGTCTCTGGTGCAACTGGAACAGGAACGTAAAGGTAAAACGCCATGACCGTATTTGAATATCTCCAGGCTCACCCCAACGCCACCAGCGCTGAAATAGCTAAGGGTTTAAACAAAAAAACAGCTTCGATCGCTGGTTCGTTATCGCAACTCTTTACCACTGGCAGGATCGTGAAGTCTGGTGTTCGCAAGGGCATTCCAACATACCGTGTTAACGATATGCCATTTGGGTGCAGTAACAGCCTAACCATGATGTTTAACCAGTTATTGAATAGAGCCAGACAGGGAGCAACACAATGAGTAAATCACTGAACGCACGTTGCATCCGTCGCTGGACTGTCGAATTTAAAAGCCGCTGCGATTCAAAATACAGTCCGTACTGGCGTAAGCACCACCTTCGCAGTTACATCCGGGAATGCGCCCTGACAACTGCCGACTGCATGGTCGAGCGTATGGCAGAGGATAATGCGATGGTAGATTTTCAGGGGGCTAATCGAGGGTGGTCGCCGGAGTTCTCTGCCTGGTACCACGAACGCCGTGAACAGTATCTCAAAGAGGCGCGCGACTATCTGAACGAAGATGCCACAAATGACGAGGTCGACGAGGAAATCCAGAACGAGCTGGAGGCATGGAATGACTAAAAGCATAAACCACCCGGCTCACGGTCCTGTATCAATCGAGCGCCTGCACCAGATCCACGAAATACTCAGCAAAGCAGCAGCACAAAGCGACGGCGGAAATCTCGGCTACGCAATGGCTGATGCTGTTAAGGTGATTGATGAGGTACTGGAGCTACGCCGTAACTATCTGGCGCTACGTGGTGAGATTGAAGACGTTCAGGCGCAACTCTACGAGGCTGAAAACCGGAATGAGGCCGACGCTACGGAGCTACAGGAGCGCCGCAAGGCTGATAGCGCGGAGCCTATTTACCAGTTATTTGACGCAGGCTGGTACGACACAAACAAAAGCACTTATTACGATGTGACTGGTGCTGGTATGAAAGGGCGAATTGTCTACGCCGCACCGCAGCAAGCGTCGTTAGTGCCGGATGAAAAGCCTATGCCAGAAGCGTCGAAAATGCATGCGATAGATGCTGTAGCTGCAATCGCAGAAGTCAGGGGATGGAACGCCTGCCGCGCCGCAATGCTTAAAACAGCACCAAAACAGGAGAATATTTAACGTGAACAATTTAATGATCGACCTCGAATCCATGGGCAAAAAACCGAATGCCCCTATCGTCTCCATTGGAGCCGTATTCTTCGATCCGCAAAGTGGTGAACTGGGTCAGGAGTTTTACACCGCCGTTAACCTTGAAAGTGCTATGGAACAGGGAGCAGTGCCGGATGGTGACACTATTCTGTGGTGGTTAAAACAAAGCCCAGAAGCACGATCAGCAATCTGTGTTGATGATGCTCTGCCAATATCGTCTGCCCTATCTGAACTGAGCCATTTCATTAATCGGCATTCTGATAACCCTAATTATTTAAAGGTTTGGGGCAATGGAGCTACTTTCGACAACGTTATATTGCGCGGCGCATATGAGCGTGCCGGCCAGGTTTGCCCGTGGCAATCTTGGAATGATCACGACGTCAGAACCATCGTCACATTAGGCAGAGTTGTTGGTTTCGATCCTAAGCGAGACATGCCATTCGATGGGGTGGCACATAACGCACTGGCCGATGCGCGCCATCAGGCAAAATACGTGTCCGCGATCTGGCAGAAATTGATTCCGACCACCAGCAGCGAGCTTTAATTTCCCCTGGGTGCAGCCAGGGTAATGGATAAATAACCATGAGCAATATTTTCCAGTTAGCCCCCAACGAGTGGGTTTGTGAAAGCGTTCTTATCGCGGTTACCGGGCTCAAGCCCGGTACCATCCTACGGGCAAGAAAAGAATGCTGGATGGTCGGGAGGGAGTATATCCACGTATCGCCTGACGGGAATCCTAAACCTTCCAGTGAGTGCATGTATAACAGAAAGGCTGTAGATGCCTGGGTCGCTTCAATGAAAAGCAAGCAGCCAGGGTGATTTGATGCCATGAAAAAGGTAAGCTCGTATCGCTCTTGGGCGTCTGGAGGTAACACAAATGGATAAAGTCACATATCCAACAGGCGTCGAAAACCACGGTGGCACATTACGCATCTGGTTTAATTTTAAAGGTAAGCGTGTCAGGGAAAGTCTCGGTGTCCCTGACACCGCTAAGAACAGGAAGATAGCCGGGGAACTGCGGACATCAGTATGTTTTGCCATCCGCACAGGAACCTTTGATTATGCAACTCAGTTTCCTGACTCCCCTAACCTCAAGGCTTTTGGTGTAAGTAAAAAAGACATTACAGTGAAAGAACTTGAAGAAAAATGGCTGGATCTGAAACGGATGGAAATCTGCGCGAACGCATTCAATCGCTATGAGTCTGTCGCAAGGAATATGGTGCCGAGGATCGGAGGTAATCGCCTGGTGTCAGCAGTAACCAAAGAGGAATTGCTGTATCTCAGGAAAGATTTGCTAACTGGTTACCAGAATCCGACGAAAAACAAAGCTCCGGCAAAAGGGCGAAGCGTTGTTACTGTGAACTATTACATGACGACAATGGCCGGAATGTTTCAGTTTGCTGCAGATCACGGTTACTTAGAGGTGAACCCATTCGAGGGAATTAAACCTCTGAAAAAAGCCAGGGCAGAACCAGATCCGCTGTCTCGTGATGAATTTATTCGCCTGATAGATGCATGCCGGCATCAGCAGACGAAAAACCTGTGGTCATTAGCAGTGTACACAGGAATGCGTCACGGGGAACTGGTCTCCCTGGCCTGGGAAGATATCGACCTGAAGGCGGGAACAATTACCGTCAGGCGTAATTATACGAAACTTGGTGAGTTCACTCTACCGAAAACCGAGGCAAGCACAGATCGAGTGGTGCATCTTATCCAGCCCGCAATCAGCATCCTGAAAAATCAGGCTGAGATCACAAGGCTGGGCAGGCAACATCACATTGAAGTTCAGTTACGTGAGTACGGCCGTTCGGTGAACCATGAGTGTACATTCGTCTTTAACCCGCATGTGGTCAGACGCAGTAAGCAGGTCGGATTTATCTACCGGGTCGATTCAGTAGGCGACTCATGGGAAGCTGCACTTAAGCGCGCGGGGATCAGACACAGAAAGGCGTACCAGTCACGACATACCTATGCGTGCTGGTCATTATCTGCTGGTGCAAATCCGAGTTTTATTGCCAGTCAGATGGGACATGCGAGCGCGCAGATGGTGTTCAATGTTTACGGTGCATGGATGGCTGACAGCAGCGCAGAGCAAATAGCAATGCTCAATCAGAAGCTGACAGATTTTGCCCCATTGATGCCCCATAGCCACGAGAGCAGTACGGGAGGATTATTAAAATCAGTAAGTTAA